ATATCCAAAGTATCGAGCTACAAATGCAATAGCACGAGGTAAAGAAAAATTTTGAATACCAGCAGCCTTATTAACTCTTAATACCAAATCATATATATCAAATGAAGCATCACCGCATCCTGTATAACAATGAAATAATCGAGTATTTTCATAGTAATATAATTTATGACTATCACCGCCATGACAGATTGTACGGGCGGTGAATAATCCATTTCCCATTATAGGTTCACCGCCCAATTCACTTACAAGATCAAATACTTCTTCTATTGTTAGATTTTCTTTAAGTGTATCTTTATTATACTTAAAATTCATTTTTAACCTCATAACATGAGCAAAACCATCGTGGGATATCTATATTATAAATAATAGTATCTTTGGCTTTACAATGGTCATAAATTATACCTAATTGTATTGCTCCGCTAACATGATAATATTTACAATATTTACATTTTTTATGATTTTTTCTATATCTAAAAACTTTATCATTCATATTATATTATCCTTTTGTCCATTCATATAATTTTTCTGCAAATAATACTATAAAAATTATAAATAAACAAATTAGAATAAAAAGAATTATAATTATATGTTTTTATACTCTTCAATGTAAGCCTGCAAACATCCATCTTTTGGTAATATTATAACAGTTTTATTAACTGAAGATTTTTTAATAATATCCTGTATCCATTTACCCCAATTATAATCAATAGAAATGATAAAATTAATATCATTTCCTCTGTTAATATATCTATCTTTATAAGTAGGAAAATCATCAATAGGAGGAATTACAACAGTATATCTTACTTCCATTTGTTCAAATTGTTCTAACAACTGAGGATGAGTAGACACCATAACATTATATCCATTATCACTCATATGTTTTGCTACTTTTGCATAACGAACCCAATCTTTTTCAAATGGGGTACTTTCTAAATCTACCCAATTAGAAAATTTTGCTAAGGTAGATTTTCCAACTCCAGGAAAACCACAAATAATCATATTTTCTCCTTTGCTTTTTTATCTCTATATTCTTTTCTAAATATTTTTAATCTTTTACAGCTATTACATTTAGTATAATTATATTTACAATCCCAACAATTATCGCTATCAGGCCAAAACCATTTAGGAGGTTGTGGCCTTGGTTTTCTTTGTTTTTTCATTAAAAAACACTACTTTCTATTTTAGGTTTTTTATTTCTTTATTTATAACTTTTATTAATGCCAATATTTACAGCCTGGATATTCTAAATACCCCCAAGAAGGAACAGATGAATGTTTTGGATTTTCAGAATAATCATAAACTGATATAATAATTTCTTTTTCTTCTTCTTTTAAATTGTTGCATAGAATAATCTATCCTTCATTTATTAAATCTAATATACTTTTTACATATTTCATTTAAAATATAACCTCTATTTATTAAAATGCACTTGCTTCTATTTTTGGAGTTACTTTAATTTTTAAATCTTCAATATCCATTAATTCATAATTATAATTAGTTACAAATATAGGATTGATACGGCATATTCCTCTATCAGATTTACACCAAAGAAGAATATCTTTATAGCAGCCGCGTCTATTTTTATAAACAGAAATTTTTATGTCAGGCATTTCAATGCCCATAGAATTAACAATATTTTTTAATGCTTCTCTATCATCTTGACTGACTTGAAGCATAATCATACCACAGTCAATTTTATCTGCAATAGCTTTTGCTCCACGAAGTAGATTTTGGTCATATTGTTGAGCTGATACATAATCTGCATTTAATTGAGTTGCAGACATAACAAATACACCATATTGATTACATAAGTCTTTAATTCTTACGCTAATCATAAAAAGAATATTATCTTCTCGCAATCCTTTTACTCCAGCTTTTGAACTAATTTCACTAAGAATTTTCATACTTGAATGAATATAATCCATAAAAACATATCTCACATCATATTGACGAATACCAAATTTAATTGTATTTTCAATATCTTGAAGTGAAAAATCTGGTAATTTTTTAATATATAAAGGACTTTTTGAAAGAATTGCGGCGGCCTCGCTAACTCGCTCCCACTCACCTTCGGTATATGTATTCTCAAGGATGTGATCCTCATTTACACCAGATAGAAAAGCAATCATCATAGTTTGAATTTCATCTTCTTCTTGTTCTGTTGTAATAAATTGAGTTGGTTCACGAGTCCCATTATCTTCCCATTGTTTTGTTTCAAGATTATAGATTTTATTACAAGCAATGGAACAGGCATCTGCTATCATTGAACGCGTCTTTCCGACACCGGTAGCAGCTGATCGCAAATAAAACTTTTTTAATCTTGCTCCTCGGTGAACTGCATTAACTAATCTTCCATAAAGAGGATAACCAATTTCTGGGTTTGTTTTTAATCTTTCAAGAAGTGCTAATGCACCATCTCCGGCTTGGATTACTCCATCTTCTGAATTATCAATATATTTTGCTTTTATTTCATCAATTTTATCATTAATAGTATTTGCAATTTCATTAATTGGAGTATTATCAAACCATGATTCTTGTGCTTCTTTCTTTTTTACATCTAATACATTATCAGGATCGTACAACCATGATAAATCCATTCCAACACTTTTATTATACATTCTTAAAAGCGTCATTTTTTTCATACGATTATAATAATAATCAAATGCCGCGAGTTGGCACATTTCTTTAATATTTTCTAAATATTCAGAACCTTTATTTACTTTATATACAGCATATTTTTTTGGTCTTTGTTCTAAATATTTTTCTATATCTTCAATAGAAATTTGTTTTGCTCCCAATTGATGAAGATTATAAATAGAACCAAATAAAATTCTATGAAATTCTTGCGGAAAATCTTCTTCATGAAATTTATATTTTTCTTCTAAATCCAAAAGAGAAGGATTAATGAATACATCTCCTATTACCTGCATACAAGCAGAAACATCATAATATTTTGAACTCATTCATTTTCCTCCTCTTCTAACCACATGCGCAGCGGCCGTACATATACACGTGGAGATTCAATTTCTACTATCTTTTCTTTTGGTATTGTAAAGTTAGTGATATCTTTTTCTTTATTTACTAATTGTGCCTGATATAATGCATAATAATAATTTAATGCTTGCTTATAAATGTATGGAATGATTCCTATGCTACCATTGCTTTTGTCTAAAGAATTACCTTCTTTTTCATAATACCATTTAAGAGTTTTTAACATTCCGCTATAAGTATAATTATTTTCTTTTACATATCTTTCAGCAAGTTTTTTAGTTAATACATAATTATAATCTTCTCCAAATAATTTTTTTGTATAATCATAAAATGCTTCAATGTCCTTTTCCTCTTGGGACATATTAGCAATATGTTTTTCCCAACATTTTATATGAGCATATCTACGTGCGGAGACTTGTTTTGTTGGTTCAGTATCTCTATCAAATTGTTCACCGCAATATAAGCATTTTACATAATGATGAGCCATTTACAATTCTCCTTTTAAAAATTCTCTAATTATATTATAACAAAAAAAAGAAGACTTGTCAAAGAAATAAATCTTTGACAAGTCCTTAATATATAATTATTCTAAGTCGGTCTCTTTGGAAAGTAAGAGGAGATCATCATAAATTAAGGAAAGAGCTTCTACCTGTTCTCTTGAACATTGACTCATTTTTTGGCCTCTGCCCAAATACCTATCTGTAATCTGAACAATACGAGGTTGATAAAACTCTTTAAAGACTTCCTCAGAATTATTATCAATCATTTCCTTAATTAGATTATTACAATTTTTCATTAATTCATCAAAATTAAGGTCTTTAGTAGTATCTTCATATGCATTCTTACGAGTATCTGTAAAATACTGCGCGCCATCTTCTTCTGCTTGTTTATCAATAGCAGTCGCAATAGCATTTACAAGATTATCATATGAAAAATCAATAAAATCTGGAGTATATTTAAATCTTGAACCAGCTTCATAACGTGGGGTTCCACGCATAAACAATTTAGTGGTAAGATTCCCATCCTTATCAGTGATTGCTCTTGAATAACCAACAATATCGCACATTCTTGCACAAATATTATTTGCCCTTTTATCAAGAGTAGGAACAATTTTATTAAACTGATTTCCTGCTTCATCTGTGAAGGTTTTATCAGTTTCGTGCGAAATAATTACAAGACCATAATCCATCTGAACGATTGAGCGGAGAGCTGTGTCAAATTCCTTTTCAACCATTCCATATCCTTTTCCGAATGGAATATCTGAAATAGAATCTACTCCATATCCGCCATCAGATCTTTGCGCATTATCACAAATATATTTTGTGCAATAGTCATAAGCAATATCCGCAGTATCTACAATAATAGTTTCGAACATTTCTTTTGCTCGGGCATCTTTTAACTGGCGTAAAACTTTCTTAAATTCTGCCCAAGAATTAATTGGCTGTGGACGAACACCTGCCAATGCATTATAACCTTTTTCAAAGGCAAGAAGAAGTGCATTAGGAAATTTTGATGCGATTGTGGTTTTACCAGTTTTCCAACCACCGTAGAAAAATACAGAATAACCGCGAAGATCACGACTTACCTGATGTGGTTGGATACTAAAAATATCAATATCTGCCATAATTATAATATCCTTTCTTTAAAAGAAAAGGGGAGAGTTAATCCCCCTTTTATTAAAATACAAATCCACCTTCAGGTACAGCCTGAGCAGCCTTTGTTGCGACAGCCGCATTGAAATTAACTCCACCCGTGGCCTTATTAGCCTGACGCTCATTATATCTCTTTTCAATTTCTGCTAGCATAACCTGACGATCCTGAGTCATCTTATTTACATCTGCTGCAGTAAGAACTTCCTCATCACCGAAATCATAAGGAACCTTTGCAGTGCCAGTGATAACATATTCACGACTTTTTCTTTCATAAGTCTGAACCGCCGCTTCACCAAATGCAGATTCTTCAGTTCTTTCAGTCTTAATGGTCATGCAATTAATACGTCCCCAAACCTTTGTGAAAACAGGCTTAGAAGGGGTGGCATCAAGATTCTCAAAATAATTCATTCCCATTTCGTTACGAACAACGAAAGATACAGGAAGAAGAACTGGACCATATCCAAAAATGGCACCACTAACGGTTGCAAAATCTTCTGCAATATTCTTTTCAGGATCTGCATCTACATGAGTTACTTTCGTAATCAACATATCTGTTGTAAAAGTATTTCTTTCTGCCTCTGGTCCAAGTTCATTCACAATAGAACAGAACCCATTTTCATTTCTTACTGCGGCAACTTTTGATCCATCTGCTGCAATAAAGTCATTAATTGCGAGAGCTGTTCCAGTACACTGAACTTTGAAAGCATTTTCTTTTCCGCCATTTACCCAAGTCTTTTCGGGGTTATCAATAATCTTTTTAAGAGCGGTATATGTATTATTTGTCTGACCGCTTTTATAAGTTTCAGTTACATAAGTATAATGAATGCTGATTACGTTCAAACCAGCCTCATCTACTGCAATGTCAAGATCACCTGCAATATATTTAGTACCAGGATTCTTGGAATTCTCTCCAGAAACCCTTTCAGAAAGCTGATTAAAATTACTACCTGTACTATAAACATATCCTTCAATTTTTTCTGTGTTAATAAATCTTGCGTTTGCTTTCATTTAATTTTTCTCCTTTTTATTAATCAACTTTTACCCTTATATTATAACAAAAATTTTTTTATTTTTCAAATTGATAACTCTTACCGGCTTCAGTAAGAGAATACTGGACAGGATCTTTGCCAGTTTTTTCCACATATCCATCATTTACCAGTTTACGCATAGAGCCTGCGATGGAGCGGCCGCTAGTAAAAAGAGCTTCTGCTGCCTCTTTAGATGTAAAAACATTAGACATTGTATCTACATTCTCTTGCATCCAAGAAAGTAGCTTCTTACCATTTTCCGTCATAGCTCCTGAATTTTTTGCCTTTCCATTTTTAAATTCTTCCCAAAATTCATCTGCTAACTTATATGTATCTGGATAATTTTCTGCATATATATCTGGTCTACTAAAAATTTCTTCTACAATTTCAATAAATGCTTCTCTTTTTGTCATAATCATTTTCCTTTTCATTTATAATATATTTTCTATCTTTATAAATATATTATAACATATTATTTTTTATTTTTCAATTTGAAAAGGAATATTTTTATCATCAAAAATTAAATATTGAGCATAAGGTAATTCACG